CCATGTACGTAGACGTATTGCTCTCACGTATGAGGTTGTGCTCGTACTTCTACGGCGGCATCTCTGATGAATGGTCGAAGTACTTGAGCGAATATTTGATCGCGCCAGCCCTCCCCGCTCAGGTGGTGCGAACGGTCTTTACAGACACCCCTTTTGTGGACATGAAGCCCGCTGAAGGCCATACTCATGGCGTTTCGGCGGCGCTGAGATCGTCTGCAAGCTTGTTTATCGATCAAGTAGCCGCTTCGTTGGGGCGACGTGTGATCTTTTACCAGGGCTCGGCTTCTGATGTACGCAATGGGCGCGTAATCAGTCGTTCGACGCACTGGATTAAGGACACTAGTGTCGCACCAGTGGAGTATCGACCGGAATGGGATGATATGGTGGCGATGGTAGATGTTGACGAATATGTTGACATGCCGTTGTTCCTGTCTGAAAATTACCGGCCTGTGCTTATATACACTTTCCAGCCTAGCAATGTTGCTAAGATGTCCGGGGAGTATAAGTACACATTCAATGGTGATAGTGAGGTCACGTACACTGTTTCAGGTGGTGCTAAGTATCAGCACAAGGTCTGGAACTATGATGGTGACAGCATTAAAATAGTCCGAAAGAATGGATGGGGCATAACGATCGAAGTGTCGTGTTTCTCGCTAGAACGTCGTCAGATGGATGCGGATCATCAACTCATTTTGCTGACTCCCATGGCTAAGTACCAGGGAGACCCAGCTTGGGTTGCGAACTGCGTTTTGGAAGGCGGAGAGTTGACACGGTTGAAGATCGCTAAGAACGGTTACACTCGTCTCACGACGAATGAGGCAGATGGACTGAAGGTCCATACGGGCATAGTGAATGAGTATATCTCTTGCACTGTGCCGGCCCCAGTGGACTGTGAGCTACGTCAGATTGCTGCATTGCAATCAACTGAGCTAACCATGAGTCAAGTCAAGTCTCATGCGCAGCTAAGTGACGAAAGCACGCCGGCCGCATTGTGGGCCTATCTTCGCGCCAAACAGAAACCATGGCGTGGAGAGACGGTCTCTACAACTGTTAAGCGAGTTCATACTTATCAATTGGTGGATAAGTATGACGACTACGACCCCGACGCCAAGCCATCTGTAATCGGATTTATGGATCCAATCTATGACAGTGCTTACGCCCCCGACATGTGCAAGTCTAACGACAAACGCTCGGTGGAGGCTAGAGTAAACAAGGTTCGTAACGAAACTGATGTGACCCCATTCACTCTCAAGGTGATGAAGGAGTTCATAACTATGTTCGTCGGAGCCTCGAGACACTCACTGGAGCCAACTGGAACTGAAGAGGTCTATGTCCGACAAGACAAACCCCAACAACGCCGCATCTTAGCGGAGGCAGAGTACATGCGTTACCCGCATCGTGTCGTGAAATCTTTCATGAAACGCGAAGCAGGCCAAAACGTGGGTGACCCACGCAATATCAGCACGATCAACGGGCTAGATAAGCTGGAGTATAGCACCGTGATGTATGCGCTCGCCGATTTCATCAAGCAGTTTGACTGGTACGCCTTTGGCAAGAGTCCGCTTGAGCAAGCCGATCGAGTTACGGAGATCGCACAGAAAGCTAAGTTCGTCATCGAGACAGATTTTTCTCGTATGGATGGACGTGTCAGCCCTGTCGCCCGTATGCTAGAGAGGATGCTCGTAATGGCGCTCTTTAAGCCTAAGCATCATGCCAAGATCTTTGAGCTAATGAGAGCTCAGACTGATTTGAAAGCTAAGACTAAGCACGGCGTTGAATACCAAACGGGCACTAGCCGACTCTCAGGAAGTCCTGAGACCTCACTCTTTAACACGATACTCAACGTATTCGTGGCCTTCCTTGCCCTGCGCATGACGAAGGTTGATGGGAGGTTTCTAACCCCGGAGGAAGCATGGGCCAAGTTGGGTATCTATGGTGGTGATGATGGCATGTCGGCTGACATTTCAAGCGACGTGTACACCAAGGCTGCATCTATGATGGGTCAGAAGCTCACTTGCGAAACCAAGCAACGTGGGAGTGCAGGAATTAAGTTTCTAGCCAGACTTTACGGGCCCGAAGTTTGGTTTGGAGACAATAATACCATGTGTGATTTGCCCCGCACATTGAGTAAATTCCACACTACTGTGCACTTACCGAAGAGTATTACGGATGAGGAGAAGCTGGTAGACAAAGCTTACGCTTTGTCACTAACTGATACCAATACTCCTGTTATTGGAAAGTTCGTGCAGAAAGTACTAAAGCACAAGCCGGAGAAATTCGAGTTCAAAAATTTTGGACGAAAATGGCTTCCGGAGGAACGACCTGACAAGCAGTATCCGGACCGTCCAGCGGAATGGAAGAATGACATGGCGGAGAAATTGATGCCAGAATTTAGCTTCGGCAAATTCAATGACTGGATCAATGGAGCGTCAACTCTGAAGGAGTTGATGACTTGTCCCCGCATGCATCCTACCGTGCCGCCCAGAAAGTTGCCAGACACCATAACGGTTGTCAATGGTGACATTGTGGAGGACGATGAACCGATGCCGCCCCTAGTAGACGACAGTGACGACGACACGTCAAAGGAGGTAGTAGCCCAAGAGGCTAAGCCCGTCCTTCCCGCGAAGACGAAATTTCGTGCACGCAAGAAGAAGGAAGACCGACCAAGTCATGCCCGAGAGGGGATGCCACCGAAGAAGGCGAAGATCAAGTTCCAGGTCACGCCCCCTCCAGTGAAGGCTAAGCGCAAACCTGCGCCGACCTTGGCTTTAACGCGCTAAAAGTGAGTTTTGTTAGTTTTGAAATATATAAACTGGC